AAGATTGCCGGTGCCGCACCGTTTTTCATAATGGCAAGGATTGCCGCCGGGCGGCGGTTTGTGGCTTTCTGTCTTTGGCGCAGGTCTTCGATCATGCGCTTTCCGGCAGCATTGAGATCATACCGTTCCTTCACTTCCTGCAGCATCAGCTTTCGGGTCTGCCGCGCCGTGGTGTTGATCGCCACTTTCAGTGCCGCCGGGGTTTTGTCCGCCAGCACTCCGAGGGCACGGGCAACCTGTTCATCGTCGATAGACAGCGTGGTGCTGGAAGCATCGTAGCTGGTTTTGAAGTAGGCCACTTATCTCACCCTCTCACGCGCTCAAGCTCCATGCGGTATACGCCGGCTTTCAAAGAGCAGGATTTGATCTTGTAATCCCGCTTCTTATCCAGCGTTATGAGCTTATCGTTCTTCGGCATAGGACCGTAGTCCTCTTTCTTGACATACAAGAGCAGGTCAGCTTTGTACATTCCCTGGTCGAAGCTCTGCTTTGCGCCGCCTTCCCAGTGTGCTGCACGTTCGGTCACGCCGGGGTGCTGGGTAATGCAGACCATCTCTTTCCCGTCGATGTAGCGTTTCTCGGCGAACTCGTCCAGGTTAAAGAAAACGGTCTGCACATCCTGCGCCACAAAGTCCTTGAACGTGGGCAGCTGCAATGGGGTGTCGGGTGTGCCGTACTTGTCATCCACGTCCAGCATGGTCTTAGCAGACCTCCGCAACGAGCCAGCTGTCCACCTTGTCAGGAATCGTCAGCGGGCGGGTCTGCAGTTCGAGGATCATACGGTCAGGACCGTGCTTCACATAGGTGCGCAGCAGGCGCGGGGTCTGTGCGGTGATGGTGCGCTTGGTGTCGTCGATGTACGAGGTCAGCGCATAAGCCCGCATAAAGCCCGGATTAGACGGCAGCAGGGCGACCTTGTTGTCGTCCACCAGCCGCTTGGTGACGGGGTTGGCCGGATCAGTCCAGTTGTCCAGATAGACTTCGCCGTAGCTGTAGATGTCCAGGTTGGGCTTGTTCAGGTGACCGATGTAACGCACACCGTTGGGCAGGTCCTTGGGGTCGATCTTACCCAGTTCGATGCGACGGTTGTCCAGCATCTTCTGCACCTCGGCATCTGCCAGGAAGTTCCGCAGGGCAGTCTTGCCCATGACGGCGTGATCCACATTGGCAAAGCCGTTCGTCAGCACCTGATCCACCCAGTCTTCCAGATCGTCCAGCGGCTTTGCGGCAGACTTGCCCCACTGCTTGGTTCCTTCCAGCTTTACCTTGTTGGTGAAGCCGAAGTCGATGACCTTACTCACACCGTTGCCGATAATGGGAATCTGGCCGTCCATGATGGTCTTGACCGCCATCCACTCCTCGCGGCGGGTAGCAGCATCATCCAGACGCTTATAGTCTTCGATCAGCTGCTGTGCGGCGCGTTCCTCCGGGGTCTTGCCGGAGTACAGGTCCTCGCCGGGTGCGCGCTCCAGCGCGTCATTGGCGGTGGTGATCGTCAGCGGGTTGATGAGGGGCGGGGTAAAGCTCTCGGTCTTGTAGCCCTGATCGCGGAGCACCTGACCGCCCACCAGCGGATGCACGAAAGATGCCATCTGACGGTCACCCTTCACGATGTCGATGTCCACACCCTTGGTCGGGAAGGTCTTGATGTTGCTGAAATAGGTATCCAAGAAGAAGGTATGCACCGGGGGAGTGGTGCGCACGACCTCTGCCAGATACCGGGGATCGTAAATGCTTACTTCGTTAGCCATAGCTTTTTATCCTCCTATCACTTCAGGAAAATGCCCAGGTTGCGCAGGGCAACTTCGATGTCCGCTGCTTTCACGCCCTCGGGCAGCACCAGCGCATCAGCGAAGAACTCACCCGTCAGATAAACAGGAACTTCCTCACCCGCTTCGGCACTGTCTGCGGTAACGCCGTACAGCCCGGTAACGGACAGAGGATTGCTGCCGTCCACCTTTGCGATGGGCTTCACCTCGTCACTGTCCAGCAGAACCGGGGCGTGTGCTGCAACTGCTGCGCTTGCCTTTTTGGTGGCCTTGGCAATGCCAATGGTCGTGCCGGCAAGAAAATACTCCGGCGCAGTGCTGAACGTCTTCTTTTCCAGATCCATGCTCATAGCCTTGTCCTCCTTACTTCACGCCGTTCACCTTATGGATGGCATCCAGCAGGGCGTTGCCCTTTGCGTTTTCCGGCTCAACGTCTGCGGGCGGCGGGTTGCCGATGGCGTTTGCGCCAGAGTTCTGTGCTGCGGCCTGCGCCTGTGCCAGGTAGGTCTTGCTCTGCGTCTGCTGCTTGGCCTTCATGTTGGCGATGACGGTCTTGGCATAGGATGCAGAATCCACCGGCTTGGTGAACTTGGCTTCCTCCGCCTGATCCTCGGTGCCCGGGATCGTGATGGCCTCGATCTCTTGAATGCGGGTGCGCTCTGCAACGGCGGCGTCATTCTCGATCTGCGCCACCATATCAGGGTACGCCTTGCGGAGATCATCCTTGGTCTTGATTTCCATGTCTTTTACCTCCCCATGGTCGTTGTGTTCCGGCGGTTCCGCCGGGTGGTTATTTTCAGGCCGGACGGCGGGCGGTTTAGCCTTTGCCCGGTTTCTGACAAATTCGGGTGCCTCATTGAAAGGCAGGTGGGTGCCGATGGAGTTGACGAACAGGATACCGTTGCGGTTCTCCACCACAGTGTCTTCCTTGGCATCGTCCACCTCATCCACAAAGCCATTTTCCTTGGCTTCGTCTGCCGTCCACCAGTTTGTTTCATCCATCCACTTTGCGCACTCATCCGCATCATGGCCGGTCTTTTTGGCATACAGAGATACAATGCTCTCCCTGGTAGCATCCAACGCTTTCAGGTAGTTCCGCATCTCGTCCGCCGTCAGATACCCGCACAGCCCCATGCTGACCGGGTGAACCATGTAGGTGCTGTCTGCCGCCGCCACAACTTTGTCAGCGTGGCAGGCAACAATGGTGGCAGCACTGGCACACAGACCGTCGATGTGGACGGTCACGGTGGCGGCATTGCGTTCCAGCTGATTGCCGATGGCCTGCGCTGCGAACACGTCACCACCGCCGGAGTTGATGTACACGGTGATCTCGGTCACATCGCCCAGGGCGGCGAGATCGTCCGCAAACTGTTTCGGGGTAACTTCATCACCCCACCAGCTCGTTTCAGAAATATCGCCGTAAAGAAAAAGCTCCGCTTTCTGGCTGTCAGCCAGATTGCAGAACTTCCAGAACTTGTTATTTGTCGTCTTCGGGGTCGTCTTGGAACTGGGTTTGCCCATCGCACCCTACCTCCTTTATTTTCTCCATTTCGGACTTGCGCTGGCGCATATTTGCCCGCCAGCTTCCGCCGGTCATCTGCGCAGTTTCCTGCTCGGCAGTGCTGATTCCCTTGTCCATGCGCAGGATCGCCGCCTCGATTTCCTTCTTGGCGTCAAGGTTCGTCCGAGCAGGTCCGTTCCAGATGCAGCCCGTATAGGCTTTTGCAATGGCCGGGTCATCAAAAAAGCCCGGGGCATTGATACGCCCACGGGCTACCGCCTCGGCAAACCACTTCTCGTAAGTTGGTTGGCAGAAATCGTCTGCAAAGCTATCCCGCATCACCCCGCACGTCCTCCAAAATTCATTGAGGGAGCCTCTGGATGCAGAATAGTTGGAGCTGAATTTCTTGTACAGCACTTCACTTGGCACTTCGATTCCCGTTGCAACCTGATTCGACATTGCCGACATAAAGCCGTCGTATGTCGTGGTCGGGTGCTTCGGGTCGATCAGGTTCGCCTTTTCGCCCGGGGCGAGATCAAACACCGCCGCCGGGCCAAGGTTGATTGCCAGTTCATCGGGAGGGGTATTCGGATCAGCAGCTTTATCCTGCGGTTCTTCGCCAAACGGTGCCTGGTTCGTTTCTGCATCTCGCTGGATGAACAGCGTTGCAGACGACGAAACAATGGCCGCCGCCAGTTCCGCTTCCGTGTACCGCCCCATCTGTTTCAGAGTGGGCAATACCGGGGCAAGGATCGGAACGCCCCGCCGCTGCCCGGCGCGTTCTCTCTGCGTGATGCACAGGATGTTCGGTGCGCCAGTTGCCGGGTCGTGGGCTTCTACTCGGTTCCATGCCAGCGGCACCGGGTTGTCATATTCCAGCGGGTGCCGATTGGCGACCCAGTAAGCGATTATTGCTCCGGCCTCATTTGTTTCCACGCCCTGTACGATCTGGAACACATCTTCGCCGCCCACCTTGCAGGGTGCCAGCCGGTCCGAACGCCCAGGGCTGCACACCTGGTCCGCTTCGATCAAGCGCAGCTGTAAGGCATACGGCCAGTTCGGACGTTCTCTGTACTGGACTGCAGCAAAAGCGTCACCGTTCATCAGAAAACTGGTGAACGCCAATGTCTGCATCCGCCAGAAATTGTCCATGCCGCTTGCATCGCAAGCCGTGCTGTCTGCCCAAAGATTAAATTCCCGGGTGATCTGCGCTTGCAGCTGGTCTGCCTGTTCTTCGGTCAGATGCAGATAATCTGCATCGACCTGCGGCGTTGGCACAAGACCAGACCCCACTACGTTGGTGCGCAAAGTCTTCAATGCGCCAGCCGCCAGAGGGATACCCATGTAAGCATCCCGGCTCCGCTTGCGCAGGGTATCAAGGTTGTCCTCGATGTCCTCTTTTGACGATCCGCCGCCGACGTGCCAGCTGCGCATGGCTCTGGACGTATGGGATGCGCCATAGTTTCCATAGCCCGTGCCGTTGTTCAGGATGGACAGGGCGGCTCTGGCCGTGGCGCGGCGATAGCCCGCAATGGGGGAAACCGCCGCGATTGCCTTATCCAGAATATTTACCATGGTTCCCACCGTCCTTACACATCATGCGGGGCGAAATGGTAGATACGGTTTCTGCCCCGCCCCTGTTCCTCCCGCTCGGCTTCTGCCACCTTGCCCTCCCAAAAGGAAATGCTTTCCCGGATTTGTTTCAGGCTGGCGCGGGTAAGCTGCATCTGCTCGATCTGGTAGCTCTGGCCGGTAGAAACTGCTTCCTCCGCCTTGAGCCACATCTCCAAATGCTGCTTTGCGATTTCTTTTGATATGATCGACATCGGTTAAATTCCTCCCGATCTTCTTCTGCGGTACTGGTGCTGCGGCTTTGCCGGTCGCGGTGCATCCTCGCCCGGGATTTCCAGGCCGGGGGGATTGCTGATTTCCAGCGCGGCGGTGGCATAGTTTCTGATGTCAAAAGCCTCATTGCGCTTCTGCGCCGGGTCTTTCAGCTCCCACCGTTCCACCTTGCGCCCGCCTTTCCAGCGGGTCACTTTATGCTCTGCGGTCAGCATCTTGAAATAAGCCTCGTCATAGCCTGCATCCTCTGCCGCCGGAAAGTGGCAGTAGTTCGGACCCTTGATAAGCACTTTCAACCGGGCAAGCACGGCATTTTTGCCGGTGTCAACGCCCAGCACAAAAAGCTCACCGCCGACGCGGTTATTCTTGGTCGGGTTTCGGATGTAGGGTACATCCATACCGCCGCGGCCTTTGATTGCCCAAATGTGGCGGTCTTCCCGCTCTTTGCAAAATCTGATGACCTGATCCGGGAAATGTCCGCCGCTGTCCATGCAGGCCGCACGGATGGAAAGCTCTGTGCCATCCCGCTTCTTCCATGTGGTGGAAAGGAAATCGTCAAGGTCAGCCCATACCTGGCCCCGTTTCAGGTCGCCGTAAATACGTTGGTATCGGATGCCCCAGCTTTCCTTGCCGATACCCCAGCCCACGACTTCCGCCTCAAAGCGGTTGTCTTGGGTATCAATGCCGCAAGTCAAGTAGAGAACGCCGTCGGGCACCTCGGCCTCGTAGAACTCGCGGCGGTCGATCAGGGCGGTGGTTTCTACCGTTTCGCCCGGTTCCTCCCACGGCAAACCCAGGTTCGTGTTCACGAAGACCTGCATCTTCTCGTAGTCGCCCCGGGAAGCGTCCAGATCAGCCGCAATGAATTTCTCGACGATCTCATTCCAGCCGCAGAGCGTTGACCCCATTTTGTTCATGTGGAAGCCCCGGACTTTCCGTTCAGGGTGTGCCGCCACCCACTTGCCGTGGATGCTGTTTTTCTTCCACCTGAACTCATTATCCAGGCACCCACATTCAGCGCAGCGGTATTGTACGCCGCCCTTCGGCCACTTCTCCTTGTCGAACACCATCCCATCCCACACAAAAGGCTGGTACTTGCCGCAGTTTGGGCAAGGGATGTTCCATTCCTCCTGTGTGGAAGCGTTGAACTCGTCCAGGATACGGCTGCTGGCTTTGGTGGTCGGGGTGGAAACCAGCACCGTTTTGTGATCCCAGTAGGTGGTCTGGCGTTCCTCGGCCAGCATGATCGGGTCGCCCTCTTTGCCAGCACTGGCTTTGTAGGCGTCCACCTCGTCCGCCAGCAGCACCTTGATGGGGCGGCCACGGAGATCGGTCGGCGAGTTTGCGCCGATGATCGTCAGCTGTCCGCCGGGGAAATTTTTCTTGGTGATAGTGTTGCCGGAGTAGCGGCTTTTGTTGTCCACCATCCCCCGGAGAATCGGCGTATCCCGGATCATGGTTGCCAAACGGTCTTTTGAAAAGCTCTCGCCCAGGTTCACGGTGGGCTGCACGATCATAATGGGAGCCGGGTAGTAACTCATGTAGAAGCCGACGGTGTTGAGAATCAGCCCCTCCGTTTTCCCGGCCTGGGCGCACATCATCGCCACCACCTTGCGGATATGGACATCGCCGATTGCGTCCATGATTTCCCTCTGAAAGGGGGCGTTGTCGGTGTTCCACTGGCCTTTTGCCGAAGACGCTTCGGCGGACAGGCGGCGGTATTTATCCGCCCACTGGCTCAGTGTCAGGTTCGGGGGCGGTTTCAGCGTTCCCAGGACCCGCTCGAACAGCTGCAGCGTCTGCGGTTCCATGTGAATCATCGCCATTGCCGCTGCCTCCCTTTTTGACGCACTGCCGGAACGGGCAGAACGCCGTGATCTCGTTCAGCCGGGTGCCCCATACACAGCCCCGGCATTTATTCTTCCTGCTCATCTTCGGCAGCCTCCCCCTCGGGTGCTTGCAGGGCAATATCGGGATCAGACAGTTCCACCAGTGCCTCTTGGATGGCCTTGCGCAGGATGTCGCTTGCATCCGCCGGGTCGGTCAGCTGGGCCATGGTGTCCGCATACTTGGTCGGGATGGCTTCCAGCCTGTCCTTGAAATTTGCAAAGGCGGTCTTCAAGCCGTTCTCGATGTCCTCCGTGCGGTGGAGGTTTCCCTTGGCTTCCTCCATCTTCATCTTCTCGATCTTGCCCCGGGTTTCCTCCCGGTCCGCCCGGGCAGCGGCCAACCGGGATTGGTCGTCCTTTGTGCCGCCGGTCTTGTAGGCGACGTACTGCCGCACCACTGTTTTCAGGTTGAAAATGCCCGGGCGTTCCTCGGTCAGCACTCCTTCATCCCGCAGTTCCCGCACCCGGCGTTCCGTCAGGTTCAGGCAATCCGCGATTCCCTTAGTCGTGAACAAGGCCATCTCTGTCACCGTCCTCCGGCACTTCGCCCGTTGCTCTGATCCGCAGCAGCTCCAACCGCTGCTTTTCCAGTTCCATGCGGCGGGCGGCTTCCCCCCCCGCCCCCACCGCCCCCGCACCACCCG